AACATGGATTTTTGGTATTTTCAAACAGGAGCAGATGATGCTTCTGCATTTCCGGTAAAAGATATTATAGCTATTGACGCTTCTACAGGTGCAGTAACTGTATATTTTGCACCAGTAGATGACGTTGTAAGTAACGTAGCTCTAACAGTTACAGCTGGACAAGAAGAAGCTGTTGTACAAGCTCTTTGTGGCTTTGCTAGCTCTAGAGTTGGTTACGGTCGAATGGTTATAGCTGATGACGCAAATAGTGTATATGCTCATGCTGGCATTACTGCTTGCGGTGCAATCGCGCTTGATGTAACTGCTTAATCTTAAATGAGATTAACTGCGCAAGATTTGCGTGAATTAAATATCCTAAAGTATTACAGGCTTGTTAGAAAATGGGCCTGTAAGACTTATGGATTAAAAGACGCAGACTTAGAATTATTAATTTATTTAGATTGTAAAGAAAGATTTACACGACAAGAGTTTATAGATGGTACTTATACGTATTCATGGGATAAACAGCGGTGGGAGAGATTACGAAATGCAGGTTGGATAGATGTCTGGAGACATCGTAACAGAACAACTATTAAGTACTCTGTATTTAAAGTTTCGTTTAAATGCTCTCAAATGATAAGTAGAATATATAGAATACTTTTAGGGGAAGAAGACCTTCCAACTTCAAGTAGAAGTAAATTTTTTAATAACCGATCATACACAGATAAAGTTTATAATAAAGCTATAGATGATATGATTAAAGATAAAGATAGATAATGGGATTTAAATTAGGTAAAAAAACTAGACAGTATAACACACCTGATAACAATCCTATATTTAGGAAAAAATTAGATGACGGTATATTAGGTGAAGCTAATAAAGATGGTTCTATTTATATTAACAAAGATATACAACCAGGTAGTACTCAAGAGAAACAAGTGATAAATCATGAAAAGCAACACGCTAAAGACATGAAAGCTGGTATTCTTGATTACGGCGATGATTGGGTGAGATACCATAATAAAACTTATCCACGTAAAGATGGTAAAATAAAATATAATGGTAAATGGAAGCAAGAAGGTAGCGATAGCTTTCCTTGGGAAAAAAGAGCTATAAAAGCAGAAAAAAGTAAAACAAAATCAATAACAGACGGAAGGGCGCAATCAGCGGCTTTTCAAAAAAAATAAATAATTATGGAATATAAACCGTTTAAAATGAAAGGCTCACCAATGAAAAGAAATTTTCCAGAAGCTTTTGAAAATAATGAAATGGATTTAAAATCTCAAGTTGTAAACAAGGCCGTTGATGAATTAATGAATGAAGACACACCTATGATGAACAAAGAAGATGTATACAAAAAAGCAGATGCTTTATATGAGGCAGCTGATAAAGCGCACGAAAAAGCGATGAAAATAGGTGATGAACCACATATGCAAAAAAGAAAGAAACATCTTCATGAAAAATCTTTTGATCTTTTAGACAAAAATTATGAAGAGGAAATGAGGATTTTTGAAGAGGGCAAGTCAAATTAACAAAAATAATGAATATTTTTAAAGACAACAATGATTGGAACGAAAAATCTATTATAGGATTTATTGCATTTGCTATAATGTGTGTGATTATGATAATAGACTTGGTAACTGGTTATACAGGTAAAGATCTAGTAATCAACGAATTTGTATACGATTCTTTTGTGTTTGTTGTGCTAGGTTGCTTTGGTATAAGCGGATTAGAAAAGTTTGCTAAAAAATAAAATTAAATGAGTATATTAAATAAAGTATTTTCAGCAGGAGCTGGCGATCTTATAAAAAACGTAGGTGGAGTTTTAGATAACTTAACTACAACTAAAGAAGAAAAGCTAGAAGCTGAAAGAAAAATCAAAGATATGATTATGGGTTACGAAGCAGAGATGCAAAAACAAGTAACCGAAAGATGGAAGTTCGATATGAATTCTGATTCGTGGCTTTCAAAAAACATCCGTCCACTAACCTTAATATTTCTTGTAATATCTACAGTGTTGATAATATTTATCGATGCTGGAGCGTTACAATTTGAAGTTAAGGCTAGCTGGATAGATTTATTACAATTAGTATTAATAACAGTGATCGGTGCTTATTTCGGCGGACGCTCACTAGAAAAAGTAAAAAAATAAAATTATGGGAATAAATTCAACAGAGGTAGCTTATGGTTTTGGACAAATGGGTAGCGTGTTTACCAATTTGGCTGCACCGGTATACCCACCTAAAGATCATGTTATAATAGCTATTCAATGTTTAGCTGAAGCTACATTTTCAGTTTTAGAAACAGAAACCTTAGACACTATGGGACCTCAATTTTTAACACATCAAGATGATGAGCTAGCAACAGCTGGTGGACCTGATGCTAACTATTTAGGTGTAGTTCAAGCCGCAATTAGTGGTACTGGTGGAATTGATGGTTCCGTTGATATAACGGACGTTGTAGATAACTTAAGAATAAAAGTAGGACAATACGTTTTGATTGGTGCTGATGGCGATGATATAGACACTGGCCTTGATGACATGGCTGGCATAAATGTGGATCCTATTTACCAAGGACCTAATCAACAAGGTATAATAGTAAAAAAAGCGCCTGCTGCTGGTACATATGGTAGAAACCTGCAATTATCAAACGCAGATGGCTCAACGTTAGACGCGTCTAGTTTAGGTACTAGTAATACATTATACTTTCTTGATGAATATCACGGAGCTGGTGGTACAACAATAGAAGGTGTAACATTTCCAAAAGGAATTACAATTTATGGTAGATGGACTAAAGTAACACCAGGCGCTGATGCTGATGGAGGTATAATATGTTACTTTGGTAAATAGTGTTAGGATTAGGAAATAGTATATCAACTACTCCTGATTTTGAATGGGGTGGTTCAAGATTCTTGTCATTTGATGGAACAGATGATAAAGCTGAACTTAATGTTAATGCTGGTTTTATTTCTTCTGTTGCGGGAGAAGGTAACATAGGGGCTAACATAGGTTTTTCTTTTTGGATAAAACCTACGTGGGATTCATCTGGTACACTTGGTACTACCGGTTTTGCACCTAGAAATATAAGATTATTTTATTTAGGAGCGCCAGCCGATAATCATGAATCTATACAAGGTTATTACCAGCTAACTAATAGTTCTGGTGTAACACAAAATAGATTATGGACTGAACTAAGAGCCACTACAGGTTCTAACACTAGAGATAATGATTTTTCAGCATTACACAGTAATAATAGTATAACAGGCACAGGTACAGGTAGTAGCAATCATTGGAAAACAGATAATCCATCTGGTGAAGGTTGGGTACATATAGTTATGACAAGAGCAACAGGCAACTCTACGCAGTATTGGAATGGCCAAGCTTTAAGTATGACGGACAGCGATTCAGGTACATTAAACACTGACAATTCTATAGCTAGAGTTATGAGGTTCGGTGGACATAATCCTAGTAGTGGTTTTAGTAAATACGGTATTAGAGACTTTGCTATATTTTCACAACAACTAGATAGCGATGATGCAGCAACTTTATATAACTCTGGTAACTTTTTTGATGTAAGAACATCTGGTATAAGTAATTTAGGTGTGTACTATCCATTTAATGAACATGTTAGAGATATAGTTGGAGGACATAACTTAACGCTAACAGGCGGAACATTTACAGCTTTATAATATGAAATACGCAATATTAAATACAAGTGATATAAATACAGTAGATTTTTCTAAAGTAAAACAAGCAGACGCCAACTCTGTTAGAAAAACTTTAGATGGTTCTAAATTTGTAGTAAAATTTGAAGGTGATACACCTAATTTTTTAGATGGTGTAACGCTTTATACAAATCAAGAAATGATAGAGATTTTTTGGAACATAGATAACGGTTGGCAATTAATAGAAGAAGAAGATTAATATGTTAGGATTAGGAAACACATTATCAGGAGGAGCAGCTTTATCAACGGCTTTTACGGCTGCTAGTATATCGGATTTAGATCTTTGGTATGACTTTAGTACTTTAACTGGTTCTAATGGTGATGCGGTGTCTTCTTTTGCTAATGCTGGAGCTGGTGGTAGCAATTATGATTTATCACAAGGCACAGGAGGTGTGCAACCAAACTTAGATACAAGTGAACTAGCTTTAAATAGTTTGGATTTTGATAATGATAAATTTCAACTTGCTAATGCTTATTTAACGACAGACCAAACATTTTCTATATTTATTGTATATGAAGTAGATGCAACTGGTGATGTAGATACCTTTATAGCTGGATCAACAACAGGTGCTAATCAATTTGGTGTTTATAATCACAAAAATGTTACTACTAGGTTTAATGCTGGTGTTACTGGTTCTCTAAACAACGTAGAATATATAAGAACAGATCAAACAACACAAGACGCTGGCTATGGTGGAAGTGCTACAACTACAACAAGTTATACGTTAACTGCTAATCCAGAAATACTAATATTAACAAGAGCCGCTGATGAAGAGATAAGAATATACAACAAAGCGGGAGCTTTAATAGGTTTATCTACTAGTACAACTAACAATCACACTAACACTAATTTTCAAATAGAATATATTGGAGCGCAGTCTAACACCGCTAGCCCAAATAATGGTGTTATAGGTGAATTAGGAGTATACAATAAAACTTTATCAGCAGACGAAGTTTCAACACTAGCTGCTCATTTAGCTGCTAAATGGAGTATATCATAACAATTATTAACAATTAAATTAAATTAAATATGGCTAAAAAAAGCAAAACGGTTGATTTAAAACCGAAGGCGGATAAAATATCCGAAGAACAATTAACACAACTACAAAATGTAGTTAGTAATATTAATAAAATAAAGTTTGACTTAGGCTCTTTAGAAGCGCAAAAACATGGAATGCTACATTCGTTGATCAGCGCTAACGAGGTGATAATAGAACTACAAAACAAGTTTCAAGAAGAATATGGAACGTATGATGTTAATATTCAAGACGGAACAATAAACTATAAAGATGAGCAAACTGATAAGAAAGATTAGTGTAGGTAAAGACTACAAAAACGATGCCATGCATTATTCTGTTGGTCAAGAGGTATACGGCGGACATACTATTTGCGATATAATAGAAGAACAAGATAAGTTTTCTATTTATATTAAAAAAGGATTAGACGTGTTACCTTGGAAAGACTTTAATAAAAACATGGCTGTATCTGTAGAGTATAATTTAGAATATTAATGAAAAGCATTCACAACTTTATTGTAACACCTATAGGAGAAAGATACAACAATAAAAAGAAAATAGGAGACTCTGAATTAATACTAAATACAGAGGTTTACAACCACCAATATGTTAATAGGTTGGCTAAAGTTATATCAACACCTATTATTGGTGATGATTTAGGTATAAAACCTGGTGACACCGTTATAACACATTTTAATGTTTTTAGAAGATGGCATGATGTTAAAGGTAGAGAAAGAAATAGTAGAAGCTACTTTAATGAATCTACATATTTCATAAACCATGATCAAATTTTTTTGTATAAAAGAGATAAAGATTGGTTGTCACCAAAAGGATACTGTTTTGTAAAACCATTAAAAGCTGTAAACAAGTATAATATTAATATTGAAAGGCCATCACAGGGTGTTGTAGTTTATTCTGACGGCGTTGTTGAGATCGGCGATTTAGTAGGTTATAAACCTAGAACAGAGTGTGAGTTTGTTGTTGATAGACAAAGGTTATATAGAGTTTTATCAAATTTAATTACAATAAAATATGAATATCAAGGAAACGAAGAAACGTATAATCCAAGCTGGACATAAAGCGGTTGAGGAGTTAATTAAAGTAGCTAAAGAAGCTATTGTTGATTCTGATGACGATATATCTGCTGATAGATTAAAAAACGCAGCGGCGACTAAAAAGTTAGCTATATTTGATGCGTTTGAAATATTAAACAGAATCCAAGAAGAAGAAAATATATTAGAAGGTAAACAACCTGAAGAAAAAAAAGAAAGAGTGTTTAAAGGGTTCGCAGAAGGAAGATCAAAGTAATGTACGAGCAAACTTTATATAAAATAATAGAACCCATAAAAAAGACTACTATAAATAGACTTAATAAAGGTAAAAAATGGAAATATGGATACAATAAAGAACATGATGTTGTCGTTATATCAAAAACTGGGCAAATTGGTGAAATATATGAAATACAAAATTTGCGTATCGCGCTGCCAAAACGACCAGTGCGAGTGTATACACACAGACTAAATAAATGGGTAAAGTTAAATCAACCTAAAGAACTAGATAAACTAAAAACTATATTTGACTGGAGGGCTTACCCAGAAGACGCAAAAGAACAATGGTTTGACTATATAGATGAAGAGTTTAAACGAAGAGAAGAGGGTTTTTGGTTTACAAATAATAATAAAGCAACATACTTAACAGGTACACATTACATGTACTTACAATGGAGTAAAATTGACGTTGGTGCTCCGGACTTTAGAGAAGCAAATAGGTTGTTTTATATATTCTGGGAGGCTTGTAAAGCTGACAAAAGATGCTACGGAATGTGTTATTTAAAAAATAGACGTTCTGGTTTTTCTTTTATGTCTAGTGCGGAAACAGTTAATTTAGCTACTATATCGAGTGATAGTAGATATGGGATACTTTCTAAAAGTGGTGCAGATGCTAAAAAAATGTTTACAGATAAAGTTGTACCTATATCGGTTAATTATCCTTTTTTCTTTAAACCGATACAAGATGGTATGGATAGACCTAAAACAGAGTTAGCTTATAGAGTGCCAGCTAGTAAATTTACTAGAAAGAAAATCACAAGTGGCGAAAAACTTGAAGAGCTGGAAGGATTAGATACAACTATTGATTGGAAGAACACTGGAGATAATAGTTATGACGGTGAAAAGTTAGCGTTATTAGTACACGATGAAAGTGGTAAATGGGAAAGACCAGATAATATATTAAATAACTGGCGAGTTACAAAGACATGTTTGCGATTAGGTAGTAGAATTATAGGCAAATGTATGATGGGTTCCACTAGCAACGCACTAGATAAAGGTGGTAGTAATTTTAAAAAACTTTATAATGATTCAGATGTCACTAAAAGAAATAGAAATGGACAGACAAAGAGCGGTTTATACTCTTTGTTTATACCAATGGAATGGAACTATGAAGGATTTATTGACGGACACGGACTTCCTGTCTTTACTAACCCAGATCATGATGTTGTCGGACCAGATGGAGAACTAATAGATGTTGGTGTAATAGATCATTGGAATAATGAAGCTGATGGTTTAAAACAAGATCAAGATGCTTTAAACGAGTTTTACAGACAGTTTCCAAGAACAACTGAACACGCGTTTAGAGATGAAACAAAAAATAGTATATTTAATTTAGTGAAAATATACGAACAAATAGATTACAATGAAGAATTAGGTAGAACTTTAGGTGTTTCTACTGGAAACTTTTCTTGGGTTAACGGTGTTAAAGATACACAGGTTATATTTTATCCAGATCCTAAAGGTAGATTTAATTTAAGCTGGGTGCCATCTACTAATCTTCAAAATAGAATAATACTAAAAAATGGTATAAAATATCCTGGTAATGAACATATAGGTGCTTTTGGTTGTGATTCATACGATATATCTGGCACCGTGGATGGTCAAGGTTCTAAAGGTGCTTTACATGGTTTAACTAAGTTTAGTCTAGAAGACGCACCGCCTAATACTTTTTTTTTAGAATATATAGCTAGACCACAAACAGCAGATATATTTTTTGAAGACGTTTTAATGGCATTAGTGTTTTACGGTATGCCTTTATTAGCAGAAAACAATAAACCTAGATTATTATATTATTTAAGAAGAAGAGGTTATAGAGGTTACTCAATGAACAGACCAGATAAAGTTTGGAATAAATTATCAACAACTGAAAAAGAAATAGGTGGTATGCCGAACTCTAGTGAAGACATTAAACAAGCTCATGCAGCCGCGATAGAATCTTATATACAAAACCACGTAGGTCACATGGGAGAAGGCGTTTTTGGTAGTATGCCTTTTAATAAAACTTTAAATGACTGGGGTGGGTTTGATATAAATAAAAGAACAAAATTTGATGCTACTATAAGTAGTGGTTTAGCTGTAATGGCTTGTAATAGACATTTATATAAACCAAATCCTAATATAAAAAAACAAGAACTAAATTTAAACATAGCTAGATATAGTAACTCTGGTTCTATATCTAAAATAATTAAAAAATAAAATATGGCTGAGTCAGTATATATTAATTTTCCATCTCAAGCGGTTAGTGATTTAGAGAAAATAAGTCACGACTATGGTCTTCGCGTAGCAAAAGCTATAGAACAAGAGTGGTTTAATGGACAACACTCTAATAGATTTGATGACACACAATTAAAGTTTCACAACTTAAGGTTGTACGCTAGAGGAGAACAACCTATTCAAAAATATAAAGATGAATTATCTATAAATGGTGATTTATCTTACCTTAACTTAGACTGGAAACCAGTACCAATAGTACCTAAATTTGTAGACATAGTTGTTAACGGTATGTCAGAAAGAATGTTTAAGGTAAACGCTTATTCTCAAGATCAATTTGGCGTTAACAAAAGAACAGAGTACATGGAGTCGATAATGCGCGATATGAAAGGCAGAGCTTTTAATGATAAAGCTAAAGAAATGTTTGGTTTAAATTTATACGAAAACAATCCAGAAGATATACCTGACAACGAAGAAGAGTTAACTTTACATATGCAGTTAAATTATAAACAAGCTGTTGAATTAGCCGAAGAACAAGCTATAGAAGTTTTATTAAAAGGAAACAACTACGACTTGATTAGAAAAAGATTATTATATGATTTAACCGTACTAGGTATAGGTTGCGTAAAAACAAACTTTAACTTTAGCGAAGGCGTTACTGTTGAATATGTTGATCCTGCTGATGTGGTTTATTCGTATACAGATTCACCTTATTTTGATGATATATATTATATAGGTGAAATAAAAACAATACCTATCAACGAGTTAGTTAGAGAGTTTCCTGAGTTAACTGAAAGTGAATTAGAAGAAATATCTTCAAAAAGCTACAAAAGGCGTTCGGGAACGGGTAGTTACACGCGTAGCGAGGTTTATGATAGAAATAAAATACAAGTTTTATATTTTAATTATAAAACTTACATGAATGATGTTTATAAAGTTAAAGAAACTGGCAGCGGAGCAGAAAAAGCAATAGAGAAAGATGATACTTTTAATCCACCTGAAGGTAAAGAAGGAGGATATGTAAAACTTCAAAGATCTGTTGAATGTTTATTTGAAGGCGTTTATGTTTTAGGTGCTAATAAATTATTAAAATGGAGCAAAGCTGATAATATGATGCGTGCTGAAAGTGATTTTAATAAAGTTAAAATGAACTACGCTTTAGTTGCACCAAGAATGTATAATGGCAGAATAGAATCTTTAGTTAAAAGAATAACTGGGTTTGCTGATATGATTCAGTTAACTCATTTAAAATTACAGCAAGTGATGTCGCGTATGGTACCAGATGGAGTGTACTTAGACGCTGATGGACTTGCTGAAATAGATTTAGGTAACGGAACAAACTATAATCCACAAGAAGCTTTAAACATGTTCTTTCAAACTGGTTCTGTTTTAGGTAGATCTTTTACACAAGAAGGAGATTCTAATCCTGGTAAAATACCTATACAACAAATACAAAATAGTTCTGGTGGTAATAAAATACAAAGCTTAATTCAAACTTACAACTATTATTTACAAATGATTAGAGATGTAACTGGATTAAATGAAGCTAGAGACGGTAGTATGCCAGACGCTAAATCTTTAGTAGGTATACAAAAGTTAGCCGCGGCTAATTCAAACGTTGCTACTAGACATATATTAGATTCTTCTATGTTTTTAACAGCTGAGGTAGCAGAAGCTATATCTTTAAGAATTTCTGATATACTAGAATATTCTCCTACAAAAGATGCTTTTGTTCAAGCCATAGGAGCACATAATGTGGCTACATTAAAAGAAATGTCAGAGTTGTATTTATATGATTTTGGTATATTTATAGAACTAGATCCAGACGAAGAACAAAGAGCTATGTTAGAGAATAACATACAAACAGCTTTATCTCAACAATTAATAGATCTTGATGATGCTATTGATATAAGAGAAATAAAAAATGTTAAACTAGCAAATCAATTATTAAAAATAAAGAAAAGAAAGAAACAAGAAAGAGATCAAGCTTTACAGCAACAAAACATAAAAGCTCAAGCTGACGCTAACGCGCAAGCACAACAAGCGGTGGCTCAAGCTGAAATGCAGAAAAACCAACAAAAAACTCAAATGGAGTTAGAAATAAACTCTAAACAAACTGAACAAAAACTTGTATTGTTGAAACAAGAAGTTGAGGCGAAAATAAGGTTAATGGATCATGAGTTTGAATTAAACAAACAAATGCAACAAATGCAAGATAACACTAGAATGACAGCTGAAACTCAAAAAGAAGATCGTTTAGACAAACGAAAAGAGATGGAGGGTAAACAAAAAAGCGAACTTGAAGTTCAAAAACAAACAGGTAGACCTGCTAAAAGATTCGAATCTTCAGGTAATGATATACTAGGAGGCGGATTAGGATTAGATAAGTTTAGCCCTCAAGTAGGAAACTAAAAAAATTATTAACTATTATTATATTATATTATGGAAGAAAATAAAAAAGAAGTAGTTGACTCAACTACAGAAAAAGTTGTTGAACAGGTTAAACAAAAAGAACAACCTAAAGTAGATGACAAAGTTGAAAAAATAAAAGTAAAAGCAAAACCAAAAATGAAAAAACTTGGTGGAGACAAAAATATTATTAAAGTAGATTTAACTAAAAAACCAGAAGAAGATGCCGATACAAAGCAAGAAACAACAGACGTGGTTAGCGATCAACAAACCCAAGTTGTTGAAGAAGTGGTTGAAGAAATACCACAAGAACAAGATGCTGTTCAAAATGAAGAAACACCCGTTATTGAAGAAGTAACAGAAGAAGAGAAAAAAGAAATAGAGGAAGTTAAAGACGAGGTAGTTAAAGCTGTAGAAGAAGCAGAGGCAACAGGCAAACCTTTACCAGAAAACGTAGAAAAACTTATGAAGTTTATGGAAGATACTGGTGGTGATTTAGAAGACTACGTGAAATTAAACAGAGACATTGATAAGTTAGATGATCAAGATGTCTTATATGAATATTACAAAAATACAAAACCTCACTTAAATGCTGAAGAAATAAACTTTTTAATGAATGACGAGTTTGAGTATGATGAAGAAAGTGACGAAGAAAAAACTATTAAAAGAAAAAAACTAGCGTTAAAAGAGCAAGTTGCCAGCGCTAGGGCCTACTTAGACGGGCAAAAGTCTAAATACTATGAAGAAATTAAAGCTGGTTCAAAGCTTACGCCTGACCAACAAAAAGCTGTTGATTTCTTTAATAGGTACAACAAGGAGTCAGAACAATCTGAAAAAGTAGCTAAACAACAACGTGATGCGTTTAAACTTAAAACTGATAATGTTTTTAATAAAAACTTTAAAGGTTTTGAATATAATGTTGGAGATAAAAAATTTAGATTCAACGTTAAAGATGCTGAGCAAGTTAAAACAAACCAAAGTGACATTAGTAATTTTACCAAAAAGTTTTTGGATGAAAAAAATACTATTAAAGACGCTAAAGGTTATCACAAAGGTTTGTTTACCGCTATGAATGCTGACGCTGTAGCTAAACATTTTTACGAACAAGGAAAAGCAGACGCTATAAAAGATAGTGTAGCTAAAAGTAAAAATATAAACACCGATCCAAGGAAAGCTCATGGCGAAACTAAAGTTGGTGGTTATAGAGTTAGAGTGTTGGGTGAAGATTCTAATGACTTTAAGTTTAAAATCAAAAACAACAAATAACGATTAAAATTTAAAAATTATGGCAATTTCAAATCCCGGAGGTAATTTGAACAGCGTACCTGCTCCACAGCAACAAGCGTTAGCTTCAAATTACTTAGATTTCACAGACGGTTCTACCGGCTGGGAACAACAATACCTGCCTGACTTAATGGAGAAAGAAGCAGCAGTTTTTGGAAACAGAACTGTTAGCGGATTTTTACAGCAAGTTGGAGCAGAAGAGGCTAGTGCATCTGATCAAGTTGTATGGTCTGAACAATCAAGATTACATTTATCTTACGTTGGTACGTTAGATGTAAATGGACAAACAAACGGTACTTTTACTGTTACTTCTGATATAGATGGTAACATATTAGCAGACGGTTTTACTCCAGCTAATCATGGCATTAGACAAAACGATGTTGTATTAATAGCACAAGCTGGTGCTGTAGTTAAAGCGCTAGTCGTTGAAACTCCAGAATCTGCTGTTGTTACACTTGAACCTTACGCTAACGACATCTTAGATGATGAATTAGCTGATGGAACTGCAACTTTATTAGTTATCGGTTCACATTTTGGTAAAGGACAGTCTTACTCTGATTTTTCTGGTACAGCTGCTTCTGAGTCAAGAACTTCTTTACAGCCTACGTTTAAATCGTACGGTAACCAAATGCAAATAATGAAAGATTATTATGCTGTATCTGGTTCTGACGCTTCACAAGTAGGTTGGGTTGAGGTCGCTGCTGAAGACGGAACGTCTGGATTCCTATGGTATCTAAAAGCAGAAGGCGAAACTAGAGCTAGATTTACTGACTACATGGAGATGACATTATTAGAAGCTGAAGCAACAGCTGCTGATTCTGCTATCGGTTTTGCTGATGGTCAAATTAGAGGTACTGCTGATGGTGGTGCTGGTTTAGGTACACAAGGTTTATTCGATGCTATCGAAGACAGAGGTAATATTACTTCTGGTATTACTGGTATTAATCCAGCTACTGATTTAGCTGAGTTTGACGCTATATTAGCTGAGTTTGATAACCAAGGTGCTATTGAAGAAAACATGATGTTTGTTAACAGAGCTACGTCTCTTGCGATAGATGATATGTTAGCTTCAATGAATTCTTACGGAGCTGGTGGTACTTCTTATGGAGTATTTAACAACTCTGAAGATATGGCGCTTAATTTAGGTTTCTCTGGTTTTAGAAGAGGTTCTTACGACTTCTACAAATCTGACTGGAAATACTTAAATGATAAAGCTACTAGAGGGGCAATAAATTCACGTGCTACTTCAGCAGCTATAAGAGGTGCTATCATACCGGCTGGTGTATCTTCAGTATACGACCAAGCTTTAGGAGCAAACATGAAAAGACCTTTCTTACATGTTAGATTTAGAGCTTCACAAACAGAAAGCAGAAAATTCAAAACTTGGGTTACTGGTTCTGTAGGTGCTGCTACATCTGCTTTAGATGCAATGGAAATACACATGTTATCTGAAAGATGTTTAATCACTCAAGGTGCTAACAACTTTATGTTGTTTAAATAGACACTACACGTTAAAGAGAGGGATGACATACACGTAAATGTTCTTCATCCCTCCCTTTAATTTTTTTTATTAATTTTATTATATATTATATTATGACAAACAAGAAACAAACAAAAAAAGTTGAGGTGGAAGAACCTCAAATTAAAGAAACAGTTGTAGAAACTCCAGTTGTAGAAAAACCTGTAGTTGAAGCACCTGTGGTTGAAAAACCAAAGAGAACTGAGCCAAAAGGCAAAATAACTAAAGATGGTTGGGAGATTAAAGATAGAATATACAGATTGAGAGGTAACAAAAAACCTTTGTCTAGAATGATAAAATCTGCTAATCTTTTTTGGTTTGACGAAGAAAAAGGCTACGAAAGAGAAATTAAATACTGCCAAAACCAAAGAACTGTTTTTGTAGATGAAATGAAAGGCGAGCAAAGAATGGAGCATATTATTTTTAGAAACGGTATGTTGATTATTGAAAAAGAAAAAACTATTTTACAAAAATTTTTATCTTTGTATCACCCTGATAGAAATGTAATGTTTTATGAAGAAAAACCAGTTGCAAGAGCTATTAGTGAAGTTGAAAGTATAGAAACTGAAATAGAAGCATTAAATGCCGCTAGTAATATGGATATTGATATGGCTGAAGCTATAATGCGTGTAGAAATTGGTTCTAAGGTGTCTAAGATGAGTTCTAAGGAACTTAAACGTGATCTACTTATATTTGCTAAGAAAAACCCTATATTGTTTTTAGAATTAGCGCAAGATGAAAACGTAACACTTAGAAACTTTGGTATAAGAGCTACGGAGATGAAAATAATAAAATTATCTCCTGATCAAAGAACATTTACTTGGACATCTACTGGTAGAAAACTAATGAATGTTCCTTTTGACGAACACCCATATTCAGCTTTAGCTGCTTGGTTTAAAACCGACGAAGGTATGGAGGTTTACTCAAATATAGAAAAAAGATTAAATTAATCTAACCGTAGTGGTATTCGCCCTACGGGGCGATTACTAACTACAATTAAAAACAAATTATGATAAGTATAGATACTGTATATCAAAGAGTTTTGGCTATAGCCAACAAAGAGCAAAGAGGTTATATAACGCCACAAGAATACAACTTGTTAGCAAATCAAGCCCAAATGCAAATATTTGAATCTTATTTTTATACTAAAGACAGAAGAGAAAAAATAGAAGCTAATAAAGACGACGCTTACGATGAAACTTATATCACAGAGTTGATGTCTAAAAAACTAAATCCTTTTACTACCGTTGAAGATCTAACCAGCGGCCATACTTACCCAACATCTGTTAGTGGTAATCAAGTATTTCAAACAGGCAAAATATGGTTCAATAATAGAGTGTGTCAATATGTGACGCCTTTAGAAGCACAAAGAATGCTAGAATCTAGAAGGCATATTGCTTTTGGTAGAGATCCTTTTTATACTGATAATAGCGTAACTCAAAGAGATGTTATAGTTTATAGCCCTTCAACACATGGCTCTACGGCTGTAACTGCTGATGTTCAAGTTGAGTGTATAGTTAGACCAACACCTGTAGCTTGGGCTTATGTTGTTGTACAAGAAAAAGCTCTTTATAATAGCAACTTAGCTGTAGACTTTCTTTTACACGTATCAGAAGAAGACACTTTAGTTAACACTATATTAGAATTAGCTGGTATTATAGTTAATAAAGCGGAACTAGTTCAAGTAGCTTCTTCAAAAAACCAAATAGAAACACAAACACAAAATCAATAAATAAATGGGTATAATAGAAACAGGTGCTAGTTCTTATTACGCTAGCGGCGGAGCACACGGCAATTACAGGTTTGTAAGTATGAATGAAATTATAGATTCTTTCATGGCTACTTACGTTGGTAAAGATAAATTATGTGAAAAAGTTTTAAGTCAAGATGTAACTTTTCACGCGTTAAGAGGTATACAAGAATTAAGTTATGATACATTAAGATCTGCTAAAGACTGGGAAGTCACGATACCTTCTAGTTTACTTCTTGTTATGCCAAGTGATTATGTTAATTATGTTAAATTATCATGGAGTGATAGTGCTGGTATAGAACATGTTATTTATCCAGCTATAAAAACAAGTAATCCAAGAGATATAACTGAGCCTATTGAAAGTTGGGGAGGTTTAACACCTGATGCTGAAAATGGTCCAGGTTTTGATGAAGAATCTGATACTTGGGGTAATTATAAAGCTAACGCTCCAGTAGAAAATCAAAACGAAGACTATGAAGATAGTTATTATTGGAGATTAAAAGGCGGTAGATATGGTATACACCCAGAGCACGCTCAAGTGAATGGATCGTTTTTTATTGACGAAGACGCAGGAAAATTTCATTTTAGCTCTAATATGTCTGGAAAAACTGTAATACTAAGATATATCAGTGATGGAATTGTTACTGATAAAAGCAACAGCGATTCTTCTTCTTGGAGTATAGACATGACTAACACTCTTGTTCCCAAATTAGCAGAAGAAGCTATATATAAACATATATTGTATGGAGTGTTATGTGCTAGAAAAGACACGCCACCATATTTATTAGCTGAAATAAAAAAACAAAAGTTTGCTGAAACTAGAAAAGCAAAAATAAGATTATCAAATATTAAAATAGAAGAAATAACACAAGTGCTTAGAGGCAAATCTAAGTGGATAAAACACTAAAATATGCCAGAGTTAAAACGTAACTTCTCTCAGGCAAAGATGAACAAGGACATGGATGAGAGACTTGTTCCTAAAGGCCAATATAGAGATGCATTAAATATACAGATAGCAACATCAGATGACTCAAACGTAGGTTCAGCTCAGAATCTAAGAGGAAATAACATTATACAACAAATGGCTAATGTTTATGAAAACCAAAAAACGTTTGATAGTAATCCACAAGCTGTTTTAACGGCTTCTAGCGTTGACAATGCAGTTTACGGTTTACCTATATTTGTTCCAGATGGACCTATTAACACAACCGCTATTTCACCATATCATGTAGACCTTGGTAATTCATTCACAGGTACAGGTGGTATAATCATACCAGCTAATTTATATAACGCTTCAGGATTTGTAGTACACAGTAGAGACGACGCTAGATGGGTCGGTACTAGTGCGTGCGTAGGTAGTGTTGCTTTACCTGATAAAGATAAAATATATTATCTTATATCTGGTGGTCAAGTAAACCAGTATCCAGGTTTTACTGTGCCTAGAGGCCAAACAAACGGCATGCCTAAAAAAGATTATATAATAGAATACGACACTAAAACAAGTAGACTTAAATACGTTTTTGTTGATATATACGAAGCTAAACACGTTTGTGCTACTAGCACAATTGGTAATAGTTTATTTATAGGTGAAGAGTTAAGTATTTTTAATTCAGGTTGGGCTAGTGTTTTAGGTAACACGATGACAAACCCTTTAGCTTCTCAGATAAATATTACTGGTGTAAGAATAGGTATGAGTGTTTCTGGTATATTTAATAACAAAAGTATAACTGTAGAAGATGGTGTTTTTGTTACTGACTTACTACATATATCTGGAACTGGTTGGCAAATATTTACAAATAAAGACGTAGATATAAGCGCTGGAGATGTTATAACTTTTAGTGCACCTAGAGTTTTAAACTTTAATCAAGAAGATTTAATAACAGGTATAAATGTTATTGATGATTTATTATTTTGGACAGACAACAACACAGAACCTAAAAAAATAAATATAAAAAGATGTAAAGCTGGTACAGGTGGTGTAGAGTATTTATTTACTGGTAACTTATACACTCAAGCTGGTCATGCTGGTGGTGGTATAACTAATATAGGTAACACGCCAGATCCTATTACTGGATTACCAACTATAACCGGAGGTTTACCACTTTATGTTTTTGATGGTGATACTGATTATTATCATACTAGACTTGTAACAGATAAAGATAACAAGGGGCAGTTACAAATAGAAACAACTAGTAATAATACTAAAGTTGTATGGATGAGAGAAGATCATATAACAGTAATTAGAAAAGCACCAACACAACCATTAGAATTAGAAATGTCTAGAACTAAAAATCCTAGAATTAATTCTGCTGGCGTAACTAATCCATCTGTAACAACAACAACGCCTTTTTCTTTTGCTCTTACAGGTAGTTCGGTTTTAGTTGAAACCGGAGACACACTTGGTGTTACGCAAAACACAAACAATATTGTTTTTAATCAACCTGTTGATTTTAGAGAAGGTGATATATTAATATTTACAGATACATTAGGTACAGAATCTATATCTAGTTTTGAGGATTTTGAAGTTAGATGTAAAGTTGTTACCTCACCTGTTACAGATGCTGATAATTTACATGATGGTTCTTTAACTCCTGATGTTTTTGAGTTAGAAATTTTATCAATAAAAACAGGAACAACTATAGCGGCTAAACAATGGTTTGTAAGATTAGAATCAGGTGAACCTTTATTTGAATTTAAGTTTGCTAGATTTTCTTATAGATATAAATATGTAGATGGGGAATATTCTCCTTTTGCGCCTTTCTCACAAATAGCCTTCTTACCGGATCTTTATTCATTTGTACCTAAAAAAGGTTATAACTTAGGTATGAGAAATACACTTAGAAGCCTTACGTTAAAAAAATATTTTACAGATCCTATAGGTGCTGTACCAGAAGACGTTGTTGAAATAGACTTATTGTACAAAGAAACAAATAATCCAACTGTATACACAGTAAAAACAATAAAACCAACAGACGGACACCCAATGTGGCCTGATTTAGACGAAGACTATTTAGCAAGAGGAAAGTTTGAATTAAAAAATGATTTAATACATGCTGTTGTTCCTTCTAATCAATTATTAAGACCTTGGGATAATGTACCTAGAAAAGCATTAGGACAAGAGATAACAGCTAATAGAATAGTTTATGGTAATTATTTACAAAATTATAATATAGAAGATCCTGAAATAGAAGTTGGTTTAAGTTCAACTAAATTAGAAGATTTAGATACTGAATACGCTGTGCCTTCTGTTAAGTCACTTAGAACTTATCAAGTTGGTGTTGTTTTTAGTGATGATTACGGTAGAGAGACACCAGTGTTGACGAATAAAAACGCCTCTATAACAGTGCCTAAAACAGCATCTACAACTAGAAATAGAATTAAAGCTACATTAGGTAGAGAAACAGATAGGCCTTCTTGGGCTAAATATTTTTCTTGGTATATAAAAGAAACATCTACAGAGTATTATACTATGGTTATGGATAGATGGTACTTTGCGGCAGATGGTAATATTTGGGTTTCTTTTCCTTCTTCTGAAAGAAATAAAGTTGATGATGAAACATTTTTAATTTTAAAGAAAGCTCATGGCTCTAATACAGCCGTAATAGAAAGAGCTAGATATAAAATATTAGCTATAGAAAACGAAGCGCCTGATTTTATAAAAAGTGAAAAGAAAGGTTTAGGTGATGTTAGGTTTTCCAACACAACAGCTCAAGGCCCTTGCCCTAACCCAGGCGAAACTGAAATAAATGTAAACGTAGCTACTTTTACTGATGAGTTTGGCGAGTTATATAAAAATCCACCAGATTCGTTATACGTTTATTTTTCTGATAATATAGATAGATCAGAGCATTATCAAGTTTCTAATATATTTCTTGATGGTAATAATACGATTCGTATTAACTTAAAAGGTGAGATGCAGGCTGATGTTGATTTTTGTTCAACAGACGGAACTCTAAATAACTTAGTTGGTAATTTAAGATTACATCTTGTAGAATACGAAATAGAAAATAGACCTGAATTTGATGGTAGATTTTTTGTAAAAGTATACAAAGACCCTACGTTAGATAAATATGTTGTTTCTCCTAGCAACTCACAAGACGACTTAATACCAACAATGTCTCGTAAAATATTTTACTTAAACAACAATTATGGACTTCCAAGCGGTTCAACTACGGGTATATGGAATTTAGGATGGGATGATTATCAAAAAGGAGGTGTTTTATCAAACAACTACACTGTTCCAAGTGGTGTTAAATCAGCGCCATCTATTCATCCATTTAACAAAGGAAATACTAATACCGGAGGATACGATCATCATCCTATTTACAGATGGGGAGGTAATCATCCAACAGCCGCGCCAGGTGGTCACGCTCATTACTTATTTCCCAATCACGTAGACACCGGTGGTGGTGAAGACGCAGGTCAAAGTCATTATATCAACTACGAACCTGGAATTAGTCCTGTTTTTTGGCAAAGTGTAGCTGATAAAGAAGCTTTTTTTATAGATGCCTGCAGCGCTTACGCTTTAACAGGTAGTAGAGAGTCTGGAGGACACGTGCAGCCTGATGCTATTGGCGGTATTGGTCAAAGTGATTCTCAAGATTATTCTTACGATGCTAATGCTTGGCAAGTTAAAGAAGGTGCACCGAACGAAGTACCTGTTAATATGTATGATGGTAAAGGGCAACCTTCTAGAGGTATATGGGGTAATGGCGAATATATGGATATATCTTGGGTTGGGTTTGGAGATGGTTATACTGGGTCAGGATGGCATCCTTCAGGTGGATATGCACATAAATTATCTGAAGTAGGAACTAGTGTTCATGATAACGCTGCCGCTTTTATAGAAAAATTTGTTACACCTGGAACTAAATTTAGATTTAGAAATGATCCAGGCGCGCAGATATATACTATTGAAGAATGGCCTTTTTACAAGAATAGCGCGGGCGGACATCCTCATGGTGAAGTTTATAGAAGTCCTGCTGCTGAACCAACCAATATATATACAGGAGTGTATGGTATACGTAATTACAAAACAAGCGCTGTCGCTTTAAACAAAGCTGATAAAGCACAATATGAAGGCGCTAATTTACGTCAACGTTGGACTGTAAAAGTTTCACCAGCTATAGGAACTGGGCCTAGCGGTTATCGTCCTGATAAAGGAACAAATGGTTTATGGGATATACAGTACCCTAATAAATCTTTAGCCGGCTTAGCACACGACATGACTGATTATAACGCGCTGTCATCTGCTGGTAGAAGAGGTTATGATGTTATTCAAATTATGGAACCTAGAAGTTCTGTTGATCCGTTTTTAAACACTTATACAGATAAACCAGCTGTTTGGGAAACAGAACCTAAAGAATCTGTTGATTTAGATATTTATTATCAAGCTAGCGGTTTAATGCCTTTAATATTAAATGAAAAAACAAACGAAGAATATTTACCTATAGGAACAACGTTTTTAACTAGAACAACACCTAACACTGTACACACTATTACTGAATGGATAGAAACAGATAATGGTCAAACTATTAAATTTACACCAGCTATACCAGCAACTATAAACTTAGTTGACGGTGACGATTTATTTTTAACTAAAAGAAATTATTATTCTATAGGAGGTAGAGTTGATGGTACTGTTAGTCCTGGTGACGAAACTTTATCATTGCAAGGTTATAGATTAACAGGTTGGTGGTATGAGCAAATGTTTAGAAGATACCATCTTTTAGACTGGAACAACTGTTGGTGTTTTGGTAACGGTGTTGAATCAGATAGAATAAGAGATGACTTTAATGCTCCACAAATGGATAACGGTGTTAAAGCTTCAACCGTGTTGGCTGAACCTATTAGAGAAGAAAGAAGAGAACATGGCTTAATTTATTCTGGTATATACAACTCTATTAGTGGTGTTAATAACCTTAATCAGTTTATTCAAGCTGAAAAAATAACAAAAGATTTAAATCCTATATACGGAAGTATTCAAAAGCTGTATTCTAGAAATACAAACTTATTAACTTTATGTGAAGATAAATGTTTAACTGTTTATTCCAACAAAGATGCTTTATTTAATGCTGATGGTAACTCTAATCTTACAGCTACTTCAAAAGTTTTAGGAGCGGCTAAAGCTTATCAAGGTGATTATGGTATATCAACTAATCCAGAATCTTTCGCGGCTACACCTGGCGCTTTATATTTTGTTGATCAAATGAGAGGAAAAGTATTAAGCATGTTTGGTGATAATCACGTTAGGCCTATATCTAGCACAGGTATGTCAGATTATTTTTCAGATAATTTAAAGAAAAATAGTTTTGGACAGGTTGTAGGTAGTTATGACGAACACAAAGGAGAATATAACGTAACAATGAGATATAAAATATCTAAAGGTACTCCTGCTATAGCTTCTGAAAGCTTTACAGCTAGTTATAATCAAAAAATAAAAGGTTGGACAAGTTTTAAATCTTTTATACCTGAAAACGGTATTAGTTTAAATAATGATTATTATACTTTCTTTGGTGGAGAAATATATAAACATCACGAAGCTGGTGTTGATTATAATCGTTTTTATGATATACCTTACGAATCTACTGTAACTTTAACTTTTAATGATATGCCACAAGCTGTTAAAAGTTACAATACGGTAAATTACGAAGGAACTCAAGCCAAAGTAGATCAATTTATTTCTACCACAACAACTGATGCTGCTGGTAACACATTAACAGACATAAATGATAACGAATATTTTAACTTAACAGATAAAAGAGGTTGGTATGTTAAAAGTATAACAACAAATAAACAAACTGGAGATATTGTTGATTTTAAAGAAAAAGAAGGTAAATGGTTTGGTGCTGTTTCAGGTGATGCTACAGATGGTATAACATTTGGCTCAGACACTTACAATTTAGATCAATCAGAGTTTTCTGTTCAAGGTATAGGTAATGCCACTTTTAAATATAAAGGTGAAAGCGGAAGTGGTGTCAACTATGGAGGTCCAGCTCAAATAATAATAAAAAACATGCCTAAACTAAATGATCCTTTGCATGGTATTACAAATTATACTAGCACAGGTGGATGGGATTTAACACCAGATGATACTTGGCATGATGACAATAATCCTTATACTGTTTGGCGTCCAGAAGCAGGTAACGCGTCGGTAACACACTATCCATATCCACAAACTATTAACACTCAAATAGGAGCTGTTATTCCAGCTGGTGTAGCTCAAATGAAACTTTCACCTGATAACCTACTTGGACATCATATGGGTTATTTACTTAGAGCTGAAGATTTTAGTTTAGGAGGCGGAACAGTAACAGCAACACCTTTACAGGTAACTACTTGGTGGCCAGGAGCTACATCTTCGGTTCAACTTAATAGCTATGAATGGATACCAGGTAACGCTAGCGCGGTGGCTGGTGGTGCAGCGGGTATTGGTTTAGCTGCTCCTCATGTAACTAAAGTGGTTTTATATGATAACGCGCCTGGTAGTATACATAATACGGTTCAAGTAGATATTTATTATAACGAGTTTACAGTGTCAGACCCTGCTGAAGTTATTCAAGTAGACATTGACCATGTTATACCTCCGAGTCTTATGAGCGCTAACGTACGTGCTGTTTATCCTTATTATGCTAACCAAAACACACCAACTGTTACCAGCATAAGAAATATAACTGGTGTAGAATCACAAACTGGAGATGATAATCAAAGTTATATATACACAAGTTCAGGTTCTGTTGTAAGTAGTGGTGCCACTATGGTGTCTGAAATTACATTTACAGCTAAAGATGGTTTTCATTACGCATCGCCAAGTGTAAAAATGCAAAATTTAGTTAAAGGAGGTTATGATTACTCTAATCATTATAATACAAAAATAGTGCCAACAAGAGTTAATAATAAAATAACAACATTTAAAGCTCAAGTATTTTATACACCGCCAAGTAGTGGAAATTTATTTCCAGATCCAGAAGAATTTAACTCGTTAGATCATACAGCTTTTATTGATTTTGATTTACAAAAAACTAGTGTTATTTTAGAAAACACAATAACTAGTATAAACTATGAGTCTAGTTTAAACCGTTTTGATCAAGAAACTTTAATAACTGTTTATGGAGCCGTTGGTACTAAATACAAAATACAATTAACAGAACAATCAAGTTTAACAAGCCGTGTACCAGCATCAGATGGTTATTATGATTTTACTACTGATCTTTTTACAACTCACGGTATAAATTCAACACAAACAGCAGCAATTGGTTCTGATGGTCGTAATAGACATTTTGTGAAAATACCATACGTTTCTTCTAAAACTAGATATGATATAGTTTTACATAGTGTAGAAGGCTCAACTATATCAACCAACGCTCCAAAAACTTGGGGAGATGCTAGTATTACGCAATACGGTATGGATAAATTAACGTTAACACCTGTAAGTTACGCGGGTGGTATGACCGTGCCTAGTGGATACGAAATACAAAAACAATCTATTATTCCTGATAGAGAGGATTTAATAACAGCTGGCGCGAGCGCAACTAAAACTGTATACGCAGAAGGCGGTAATGGTAATTCTTCTAAAACTACTGTTACTTTAGTTGCACCAAATAAACACATTAAAAAAGATATGCGAGTGCTTAATTTAGGCACTGGAACACATGATATTACAGTTTCTAGTATTAGAGACAATATATTGACTTTATCTTCTGCTGTAGCTATACCTAACAACACTATAATGAGATTTGAAAGCGATAAAGCTAATTTAGCTGCCTTTGATTTAACTATAGCAAGCTCTGGTAAAACGTTATATTTAACACAACAGCCTACCGTTGATGATGTGAGTGGTTTCGAAAGCGTTACTGTTTTAGTTAATGGAGCTGTTAGTACAAGTACTAATGTAACACTAGACTCATCAGCCGGTGTTGTACCAGGTATGGTTGTAACTAGCCCTAATATTGATTTAACAAAAACAGAAATTAATGTTTCTAGTGTAACTAACGCTACTGATATTGTTTTAAGTTCCGCGGTTACACTTGCAGATAACGAAACATTAACTTTCACTGGAACCAATAACGACGCAGAAGTTGTTGATATACAAGCTAAAATAATAGATGGTGATGTTAGAGTTAAAGGAGTATTAAAAATCAACTCTATAAGTGAAGTTTATATAGGTGGAACTTTACAAAGTACAGCCATAGCTTATATTTATTTAGATAACTTTATTGTAGCACATTAAAATAAAAAATTATGCCATTAGTAGATTTAGAATTTGAACAACCATTAAACGTATCTTGTCAGATAGGTGACTCAGCTTATTATGTAGATACTACAGCTGCTTATACTAGTAGCCAAAGCTCGACTAGTGGTGTGTCTGGCGGTGTTCAAGTTAGTCAAAACAGTACAAACCCTGAATACATAGGTATAATACAAGCTATAGAAAATGCTAGAAATTTACCACCATATGATCCAACTACAAATCCTGCGCCATTAATTACAGTTGATACTCTTTTATTGGCTAGCGTGTTTCACAATCATTCAGCTTTTATTTTTTTTAGTAAAGACAATAAAGCTAACCTAAGCAGTATACTTGGTTATTTTGCAGATATACAATTTAAAAACAATTCAAAACAATATGCTGAAATATTTAGTGTAGGTGTAGACGTTTTTAACAGTAGTAAATAAAGTGCAAAAAGTGTGATTATATATCAATAGAACAAAATATTAATAATAAAAAAACAAAACTATGGGACCATGGAGCTTAATACCTTCAGCGATGAATGCTGTAACTGGAATAATTAGATACGCAGACTCAAGAAGTAAAATGAACGAATACGCTGAGCAAGCTAAAAAAGCTCAAGGAGAATTAGACGTGCTCAAAGCGGAGTTTTCTAATTTAGACACAAGTAATCCTTATTTAAACATGGAAAACACTTATGAAGATTTAACTGTTAATCAAAAAGAAGCAGAGTTTAAAAAACAACAAAATATGCAACAGCAAGCTAATATACTACAGGGCTTGAGAGGCGCTGCTGGTAGTTCTGGTATAGCGGCATTAGCACAAACACTGGCTAATGAAGGCGCTTTAAATGCTCAAAAAGCAGCGGCATCTATAGGCGCACAAGAAGCAGCTAATCAAAAATTAGAAAGACAAGAGGCTTCTAAAATACAAAATCTTGAAAGAGAAGGTGAGGTTTTAAGTAGACAAGCTGAGTTTGGTAAAGTTAGTTCTTTAATGGGTATGGCAGCTAACGAAGCGGCAGCAGCAACACAAATGCAACAAAACATGCAACAACAAATGATGGGTGGTGTTGGTCAATTTATGTCAGGAGTAGGTGGTTACGCTACACAAAGAGCTAGAATGAATTTACCAAATGATCCAGTTCAAGTGTCTCCTTATTTACAATAATAAAATATAAAAAAACAAAAATGGCAAAACAAAGTTTAAATTATCAGTTACCAGGGCATGTTCAAACAGCTATGCGTGGTGCTAGTGTTCCGGGCTCAATAAGTTCTAGTGGTGTTAGTGCTGGCGGTTGGGATGCTGTAGAAAAAGCTAACAAATCGATAGAAAAAGATGTAAAAGAATTAGATAAATTTGTAGCCGAACAAGACAAACAAAGAGAAAAAGAGCAAAAAGAAATAGATGCACTAGCAGCAAAATTTGATGTTGGTTTTGAAAAACTTGGTAATAGAGGTTCTTGGGCTACAGGCGAGTTATATGATGCTTTTGCTGAACATGAAAAGGGTTTTAGAGACGATTATATAGCAGCTTTAAATGCTGGTGAAACTGAAAAAGCTCAATCAATGTTAAGAGAGCAAGAGGCTAGATTAGTAGCAAGTACAAACTGGCAAGACACTTACAAAACAGCTCAAGACATGTATGATAATGATTTATACCACAGCGGCATGAGTAAAGAAGATAAATATATATTAGGCGCTTTAACAGCACAAGATAATCCTGAGATAATAATGAGTAATGGTGAAATGACGTTTAGAGTACCTACGTACAAAGCCTCACAAGCCATAGACGCGCAAAAAGAACAACTTTTAGCTGAAAGATCTCAAGTTGAGTTACAATTAGGACAAAGATTTGATAAAGGAGAAATAACACAAGAAGAATATAATAGTGCTATGTCTGAGTTTGATAACAACATGAAGTCTAAAATAAACGATATGTATGCTGGTGCAGAAAAACAAAACGTTGAACTTAGACAGTTTCAAAACATAGTAACAAACGGGATTAAACCCACTGAGGTTACTAAACAATTTAAAACCGAAACTAGTGCACATGCTAAATATATTAGTGAAGGCGGTGAATGGGATGATGATTACAACAACCAAGCTATAGCTACCAATAAAAACAAAGTAACAAAAACAAATATTAGAGGTTTACTTTATGATGATTTTATGGGTAGAAACACTAATTTTAAAACAGAGTTTAAAAAACATCCTGATATGCAGTTGGCAAACTACTCAAACATAAAAGGTTTAGATTCTACAATATTAGAAAAAATACAACAAGCAGATCAGTCTGGAGACAAAGATGGTAACTTAGATTCTAGCGAAATAGCTAACTTTAGTGACGCTGATATGGATTTAATAATAGAATCTTTAGCTGATCCAGCTAATTTTAATTTAGCTCAAGAGTACTTGGGTGAGTACATGACTTTAGTACAAAAAAAATCAGCTGAAAAATTCACGCCAAGTGGAGATGATGATGATGATGATGATGACGATGATGATTTTAATTATAATAATATGAACTTTGGAAATGATGATGATGATGATAATGATGATGATGATGATAATGATAATGATGATGATGAATACGAATACCCAGTTGTTACTTATCCAGAACACATACAACCTCTTCAAGAAATATGGAATGTTAGAAGTCAAAATACACCTAGAAAAGTTAACAAGTTTTTAAAAGAAAACAATCTAATACCACCTGATTATAAAATAGAGTATAGTAATGCTTCTAAACAGTTTAAGATAACAGATCCAGATGGTGGAGTAGCACGCTTTAAAACAAAACAAAGAATGACTCCTCAAACACACGCATTAAAAAACTTAGAAAGTATGTTAGAATTTTTAGGCCACACATTTAGTAATTGATATGAATTTAAATTATTTAGAAAAAGTTCACGGTTTACCTGAATTAGGTATTACTCATGATTTTGACACCTGGGTTGAGGGTGTTAAAAACAATGATGCCTATTTAAATCAATTGCATGGCTATTTAAAAAACAAAAAAGGTTTAAATGTAGATTTTAACGAATGGAAAACAGGTATATTTGGTGAAGCTGTAGAAGAGCCAA